GGGCTATTGGCTGGATTGCTTGCTGATGGAAAAGATGTGATGTGGGATGACATTGCAAAAAGTGCTTATCGCCAAGCAGATGCAATGCTGAAAGCGAGGGAGGAATGATTGGCAACGAAACGAAAACCCAAGGAAGCCCCAAGACTGTATGGGCCACCACTGGAGCGCCCTGCCAACTACAAAGGCGGAATAAGCCCAGAGGAACTGGAACACATGAGGAATTGCGAAGCGAGGGAGTGGATTCGACGATACAAGGACAAAGCGAAGATGATTGGTGCGAGTGGAGCTGCAAATTGGTGGCAAGACCACTTAACGGTAATGGTAAAAATCAGAGGCGAGTCCGCTACTTTGGATTTGAGGCGGCGCATGACTGAACAACAGAGGAACAAGAAATGACATTAGAAATTATTGGTATGGAAATCAAAGACACAACACTTACAGGCAGAACAAAAAATGCTTTGCGATACGCAGGAATTGATTACGTTAGCGTTTTGAAGAACATAACGGCGAATGAACTGTTGAGGATTCCAAACTTAGGCAGAAAAAGCATAGAGGAAATCATTGAGTTTCTTGGTCAATATGGGTATGAGCTTCAAGGCCAAGATAAGTTCTACAAGCAAAAGAAAAAATTGCCTTGGGTTGTAAAGCTGATTGAGGAAGCCATAGCGCAAGAGCGTGAGGCGTGTGCAAAGATATGCGAAGACAGAGCGAAAGACTTTCACGCCCTGTTCCGAAAGTACAAGCATGAAGAAGATGCTGGCGCAAACATGGGTGCAACACAGTGCATGGACTTAATACGAGCAAGAGGTGAAGCATGAGAATCGAACTCGACTTTCCTCCTGCCGAACTATTCCCAAACCGCGCAAAGGGAACGCATTGGGCCAAGCTGTACCAAGTCCGCAGTGACTACCGCGAAGGCTCAACATGGCTTGCCAAACACCAGATCAAAGATTGGAAGCATGACGGTGGAGACATTCACCTCAAGCTGACATTCATCATGCCCGACAAACGGATGCGTGATGCTGACAACTGCCTAGCGGCAGCTAAAGGTGCGTTGGATGGACTATCAGATGCCTTGATGGTGAATGACAAGTTCTTCCAACCCATCGAAATCCATCGTCAATTTGGCGATAAATCAACCCGTAAACTTATCGTGGAGATAGCATGACAATACAGAAGACCCTCAAAGCCCGTCAAAAGACACACGGCAATTTCGCAACCCATGCGGTTATCAGCCAACAACTCAAAGCCGTGATGCGTGAGCATGGCCTGCTTGAGCTGGCTCCAGACCAGATTGAAGCATTGGAAATGATTGCTCACAAGATCGCTCGTGTGTTGAATGGCAACCCTGACCATCACGACCACTGGCATGATATCTCTGGCTACGCTGAGTGCGCTGCTGAACGACTGGAGTAAATCGACATGACAAAACAAGAATATTACGATCATCTGTGTGACATTGGGTTGCCTAGCCTGATCGCCGCGTCAATGGCCGATCAATCTAGTCAAGGGGCAAGAGATGGTGCAACTAATTTAATGAGTGAGGAGGTTTATGCTTTTTGTTCATGGGTTAGCACAAGAGAAGGGTTTGATTTTTGGTTGGCAATCATTGATTGTTTGAAATGAAGTACAAGCTCTACGAAGAAAAACAAGCCCACGCCACCATGTTGTCGGTGTGGGCGAAAGTCAAAGAAACCCTCTACAGCGGAAAGAAGGTAGTCCTTGAAATCACAGAAGAATCGCGTAGCGACCCGCAGAACAAAAAATTCCACGCCATCATTGGTCAGATTGCGAAGCAGGCAGAACACGCTGGCTCGAAATGGGACGTTGAAAGCTGGAAAAGATTTCTCCTTGAGCAGTGGGCAAGAGATTCTGGTGTTATGGGCGGTGGCGTTGTGGCTTCTTTGGATGGTGAAAGAGTTGTTCAGTTGGGTATCCAAAGCCGTAAGCTGACAAAGCAACAGGGCGCTGAGTTCATTGAGTGGCTGCTGATGTGGTCTGCAACCAACGGAATCGACATCAAAGAACCTGACTGGCAATAACTATGGTATAGTTATCTCAACCCAATCAAGGGTTACACAAAAAAGGACAAGATATGAACAATACACAACTTCAACGAGCAATAGATTCCGCCCGTGAATTTATTAAAGAGACTGGAACTCCAAGCGGCCCATTGTGGGAGGCTCGTTGCAAAACGAAACTGTCTCTTGCGGAGCTTGAGGCAATACAAGTAATTCGTGCTGGCCTGATGACCAAGCCAAGCGGTCAGATAGGAGGCAAATGATATGCCGTATGTGAGTGTTTATGTGGAAAACCGCGAAATCCTTAATGAAATTGATAGTGAGGACATCATTGAGGAAATGAAAGAGCGTGGTTATAGCTGTTTTAAGGGGAGTACTTCTGGCAACCATGTTTTTGCATCTGTTGAGCATCTGTTGGATTGCGGATTGGCTGACACGGCCAGAGCAGAAGCCCTGATGATTGTTGGGAAAATTCTTGGGAGGTCTCTATGAACTGGCCCTTCCCACCCTATCCACCAGTGCCGTGGACAAAAGCACAAGAACAAGCGTACCAACAAGCGCAATGCGCACAACTTCCTGAAAGCCCTTTATGAAAATCAAATCTCAAACAATGATTGACGTTATGCAAGCCATGATTGATGTGGAAAACGTATGGCTCACGCAAAAAGATAGAAACATTGACGACATGATTAACCCAAATGCGCCTGTTGTCATTCAGATTGGCGACTATGGTTACGAAATTCAAAGCGTTGGTGGTGATGAAGAAATTGAAGGATTTGTCATCATGTGCAAAGAAAACCCTGTGTGCAAATGGGAAGGCATGGAGTGCATAAAGCTATGAGTATTGAAGCAATGCGAAATGCTGTTGAGGCAATGGACAAACACGATTTTGAAATGGCTGACCACATCTTGTGTCAAGCCATTGCAGAAGCAGAGAAGCAAGAGCAGGGTGAGCCATACGGCTATCTAAAGTTAAACACTGGCAGATTTGTAAATGAGGTTGAAGGCTTGAACCCAATGAAAGACAAGCGGTACTTGCCTCTCTACACCACACCACAACAACGCACATGGGTTGGGCTGACGGATGAGGAGACTAATGTTCTTTGGGTGGAGAGCGAATCCAATATCAATTTTGAGAATTTCAGTGTTGTAGCTTATGAAATAGAAGCCAAACTCAGGAGTAAAAATGCGTAAACGCTGCCGCCGCCGTGTGTGGTCAACTGACATCAACCCAATCGCTCATGCCATTGCTGGCGCTTGTATCACTGATGCAGGCTCACTGAATGAGCTTCGACTCAATGAACTCAAATCATTGGAGGCCATGAAGACAGGCGAGGCCGGTGTTCAGGAGTGGCAAATCCTTGTGGACATGATGAACATTGCCGAGATGATGGGCAGAAACGGAATTGGCCCAGAAGTCTTGGAGCATTGTGAAATCGCCAATGATGCCCTCCACCGCGCGGCCAAAAGATACGAAGCCACAAAGAAAATGGGACTGAATGGTGAGGGCTTGAGAGCATTGGGCGACATCATGGAGTACCACGATCTTCAACGAACCAGTGTGTCAAGGGCAAAGTACCAGCAGATGATCGAGAAGACCCGTAACTACCTAAAGTCGCATGGCAAGTATGTGACGCACATTGAGTAAACCATGACGCAAGATGACATTATTGAATGGGCATTAGAAGCAAATATTGGTGATGCAACCATTGAGTATTACAAGGAAGAACTTGAAGTCTTTGCCAAGCTAATAGCAGCTCAAGTTGAAGAAGCCTTGGCAGAGGAATACATGACTGACATTCATCGAGCTATCAAGATTGAGCGTGAAGCGTGCGCAAAGGAGTGTGAGCACACGGCTTTGCGAATGGGTAGCGAGTGGATGGCGGCGCACTGCGCTGAAGCAATCCGATCAAGAGGTAAACCATGACACAAGATGAAATCATTGAGATGGCTAAACAATGCGGCATTGTTGTTGGTTATCCAAAATACCAAGACATTGAAGCCTTTGCCAAACTGGTAGCAGCTAAAGAGCGTGAGGCGTGTGCAAAGTTGTGTGAATCAGAAGGAATACGGATTGACGCTAGTTACATGACCTGCGCCGAGGCAATCCGAGCAAGAGGTGAAGCATGATGCTTCCCAAGCATGAATACGTCCGTAGTCCCAAGCTGTTGAAAGCAGTGAGGGAGCTGTCCTGTCAATCCTGTGGCTCAGACTATGGGGTGCAGGCGGCTCATTCAAACTGGAGTGGAGGCAAGGGCAGGTCGATCAAGGCAGACGACAGCCATATTGCCGCCCTGTGCCACGTTTGCCATACAGCCATCGACCAAGGCAACCTGTTGACCCGTGACCAACGCATGAAATTATGGGTTGTTGCACATTACAGGACTGTGAGAAAATTGGTCACAGAAGGAAAGTGGCCTGCCGAAGTGCCAATCCCACACGACCCAATCTACGAGGAAATCTGGAATGAAGAAATATACAGCCAGCATTGAAGCACAACACAAGGGCGCTGACCCTGTGATGACATTCGTTATGTGCCTACTGCACAGCGTGACCAATGCTCACATCCTTCACCTATCCACGACCAGCTACTCGGCCCACCAAGCACTCGGAAATTTTTACGGCGAGATAGGCGACCTTGTTGACAGCTTTGTTGAGGCGTTCCAAGGTAAATATGGCCTGTTGACTGGGTACAAGTCTGATTACATGGTTCCGTCTGACGCAGTGAGCTACATGGCGTATCTGAGTGATGAAGTGGCGAGATTGCGTAAAGAGCCGCAATTCCCGCAGGATTCAGAACTCCAAAACATCACCGATGAGATTGTTCAACTGATCGACTCAACATCGTACAAATTGAAGTTTCTCAAGTAAGCCATGCCACTGCGTCATACAAAAGCAGGATGGATGTGGGGAAGCAAAGGCCCATTCCCATCAAAGGCAAAGGCTCTGGCAGTGGCTAGGGCCGCTTACGCGCATGGGTACAAG